GTGCTTGCGCCGTTGACAGCCACCAACAGCGAGCATTCGGCGTAGCGGCTCGCACCGACGAGCGGAGTGGTAATGCAGTTGACGCTATTCGGGTCGATCCCGGCCCTGTCCAGCATCGCGTCGATTGTCTCGCTGCGGTTGATGACATAGCCCGCAAGCGATTCCGTAAACGGGTTTTTGGTGTCCGGGCTGTAGGTGATCGAACCGATGACGGTAGTCATTAGACGAAGTCCATCTGCTTGGAAGTGCCGCTCGTATCGACCTGCTGGGTGTTGATCTGATTGTTCGTGCTGTACGGGTCGCGTGCCTGTCCAATGCTCGTCGGAGCGTACACCAGTCGCGGAGGCCCGCCGAGTTCGTCCCCGCCTGTCCTGCGGACGGTGTTGGGGCTGTTCGCTGCCTGCGCCTGAATCGTGCGCGTAGCCACGATGGCGTAGGTTGGCTTGCCCGTAGCGTCGATGGGCGCATTGTTGACCGCGATTGTCTGCGCCTTCACGATGAACGCATCATTGATCTCCGGCCACGGGATCGGCTGCGAAGAACTCGTCGTCACCATCCGCACGGTCTGCGTTATCATCACCACGGGCGTGCGGACTTGGATCGGATACTGGAACGCGCCTCCAGTCGATTCCAAATACGCCATGCCCGTATCGGCAATCTCGTAGGTCTGCGAGGACTCAAAGTGCTTGATGGCGTTTGCCGTCTGCGGAATGCCAGCGTCAGGCTCAACTGGCGTGGTCTTGGGATCTTCGGGGTTACCTACAGGGGCATCCTTGCTCTCATCCGTGACCGTGATTGTTGTGCCCGTGGTGGCATCCTCGGGGTTTGGGATGACATCCTGCACCAATGTCGGAGCGTTGCATGGATCCCACTCTAGAAAGGTGTTGCTCTCCAAATACACGCCACGCTGCGGGTAGGCGTTTACATACTTCGTCGAGCCGCCCGTATGCGGTGCGCTGAAGATTTGCTTCATCACAGCAGGGTCAACCTTGTCGGAACCCTGTCCCTTCGCCGTCACCTCTAGTTCAATCTTGTTGCGCGAGTAGATATTCGGCTCTCGCACCGTGATCGACTGAACGAAGTCGTTTGTGAAGTCGATTCGTGATTGTGCGGCCTCGTATGCAATCGCCAGCAACTGCTGCGGTGGCGTGTTTGGCTCGCCCTCAAAGGTGGCCTTGAAGGTCTTTGTTCCTAGCGGATTGTCGATGCTGCGCTGGTAGTCGAACGAGGCATCGCCCATCATCACCGGGTACTTGAGATCGCGCAGCACCAAGTGATCGTCGATTGCAAAGGTGAGATGGTGCAGGCTTGCGTCTAGCGTGAACTCCTGCTTGATGCGACGGAAGCCCGGTGCTGGCGTTCCCGCAACCAGTCGGCGGTATAGGTCAGGGCTGTTGCCCGTCGATGTTGCCTGCGCTGGCCCCGTGATGATTGTGTCCGGCGTATTGAGTGGAACTGTCGATGCAACCGTCTTGCGCGATACGGACAGCGTGCCGGAACGGCTCATCGTGATAAACCCAGCCTCGTCAATCGACTGGGTCACAATCATCTCAAACCGCTGCACTCGCGTATCGCCGCAGTTGAAGAAGGTGTAGGAGAACCCGACGATGATCGCGTTCCTATTGTTGCCGCCGATGATCTCGCTGACCGTCACGCTCGGGAGCGGGCCGTTGCGCGTGTCAGCAGTTGCGGTTCCCGAGTCCGATGACGATGCAAGTGCGACGGTGCTTCCATCATCAAACTTCAGCGACAGCGTGCCGCGAGGACGGTTCAAGCCCTGTCTAATGTCGGCGATAGTTCCCGTGAACGGATCGCTTGTGCTTTGAATTAGTCCCGTGCCTTCAATCGTGTGCTTGCGTCCGGTGCGGTTGAACGCATCGCCCTCGTATAGATTCTCGGTGGAGAATCGCGTCAACTTCACATTGTTGACTGTGTAGGTCGTCGCTCCAACCACATAGGTCAAAATCATGGAGTCACCTTCGGCTTGGTTGGGTTGTATCCCGGCATGGTCGGGCCAGCCGGGACGAGCGCGGGAGTCAAAGTACCGCCGCTAGACAGAGCATTCAGCGTGTTGATTGCCCACTGGTTCGGGTTCTTCGACTGCTGCTGCTGATTCAGCGAGTTCAGAATCTGCCCGAGCGCACCGACAATCGTCAGCATGTTGAATCCGATGTTCGACAGTCCCTGCGAGAAGCCTGTGAGCGGGCCGGACAGATTCGTGAATGACTGCGCCAACCCGGCCACGAACACGGAGAACAGATTGGCCGTGAATGCAAGGGTCTGGAAAATGGTGATGATGAACTTCAATACTTGCGGGATGTACTTCGCCAACTCGTTGAGTCGTACCACTAAGCCGTTGAGGATTGGGATGATGATGGCCGTGAACAGCCCCTTGAACAGAATCAAGAATGGCTGGATTGCATCCTTGAGAGAACGCATGATCTCCGACACCCTTGCGTACAACGGGCCAAGAATCCGAGCCTCTGCCATGTCCCTGCGAATGTCGGCGATCTGATTCAACGCTTCCTGCTGCGCCATGCCTGCATCCACGCGAGCCAGTTGAGAGATGCGATTCTGAATGGCAGACACCCCGGCCTTGATAGCAACAGCCGCCGCAGCAACAACGCCCAAGCCAATCGCAACTCCGGCCATCGCTGCACCACCAACGCCTGCGCCCGCAGCCATGCCAAGTCCTGAACTAGCGATCTCGCCAACGCCTGCACCTCGCGCTCCCATGCGAACGACATCCAAAGCGGATGACATTTTGGACATCGCTTGCGTGATTGATGACACGGTGTTCTGACCGCCACCGCCTGCCGCACCGCCACCGACAGCCCCTCCAGTTAGGCCGCTAGTGACCATGCGGAGGTCAATGTGTCCCAGAGATTCGTCAGCCATCTGCCATGATCCTCACGAATGAACGCATCGTCGCGGACGCACTCACAAGCCCGGTCAGGTCATCGTGCGTGCCTGCATCCAGTTTCATCCACACTTGCTCGCTGCTACCCGAGTTGGGCACATAGCCCTTGAGCGCAGCCGCAGCCGCGTTGGCGGTCAGGAACGCGCTCTTATTGTCTACGAGGCTCTCGGTCATGCGCTTGGCGAAGTCGTACTCGACCTTGACCACGGCATGCACGCGGTACTCAATAGCGGAGCCGTTGAGGCCGCTCATGTCGCCGAGAGCCGTCAGGCTCACGGGTTCGATTTGGATGTTCGGCACAGCCGAATCTTGTAGCCGCAACTTGTCCACCACGAACACGCGATTCCCAGCAAGGGACATTTGCGATGCAATCTGTCCCGCGATAGCAGAGAAGAATGCGCCGAGCGTGGTTGTGGCGGTTATGTCGCTCACGGGATGACGCTGTTTGTGATGCTTCCCGGCGATGCGGTCGGCAGTTCAATCCCGTTGGCAAACGGAGCGAAGAACCGCTCGGTGTAGGTCAGCACATTTGACTGGTAGTTGTTGGAGATTGCCACGGTCGCGTAGTCGCCGATGCGCCAGTCAACATCTCCTCCGATGATCTGAACGAACTGCCCATTTGTTCCAGCCTGCGGAGGCACAAAGATGAAAGCGCAATCAACCGCCACAACACAGCCCGCATTCAAAGCCATTGCAACAGCGCAATCCACATCCGCAATCGGAGCCGCATAGTCAAACTGATACGATCCGGTGAACAACTGCCAAGATGTTGTAATCGACGCTGCCGGAGCAACCGCATAGGCAAACTCCGCTCCCGTGCTTGCATTTTGCAATGACAAATACACGGGCTGCGAAACTGTTCCGCTAATCTTCTTGACCCAGAATCCAAACACGATTCGCTTGCCGGGGCCAATCACACTAGCAGTCGTTGTTTGACTGATGCCTGTTGCACTCGTCGGAGTGATCTGCAACGCGCTTCCGTTGCGAAATACTCCCGATGACAGTTGTGCAATGTTTGCCGCTCCCAGATACGCAGTCCATCCATTCGGCACGCCGCCACTCCATGAATCAAATCCGCCGTTGGTCAGCGTGTTCTTTGAGTCGTTGTAGTCGCTGCTCGCAAGCGTGAAGTTCGCCCCGCTACCACCCGGCCAAAGGTTGGAGGTGACATCCGGCACGCGCAGACCCCCCGTGATCTGGAACACCTCGCGGCCAGCCGTCGCCCCGGTCGTCGTATCGCTAATACATTGGAAAGTGATTGTCTCGCTCGGCGACATCTGCGAAGGCGTGCCGTGGAGAAGGATCTTGCCCGTGCCGACATTTGCAGCCGCGTAGGACACGCTGCCCTGCGTCACCACATTCTGATAGAGCGTGGTGCTGGCCGCTCGCATCTGGCGGTTCAGTTCCTTGAACGCCGGGATCGCGCTCTTGGGAATGTTGCCATTGTCAGCCGTCACCATCTCGGTCACGGTCTTGGTCGCGCCGCCGATGGAGTTCGTAATGCTGGTGTCTGCCGTCCGGGTCAGGTTCAGGAAGTAATCCAGCACGCCGGAGATCATGTATCGGGTGCTGGAGTCGTACTGACCGTCGAGGCCCGATCCTGAAAACGATCCCGTCCCCTTCACGCGGTCTTGCAGCGCGGAGCGGGCATCAATCTGCGCTTTGGCGATGCCCATCAACTTGCCGATGCGGGCATACAGAGTTGAAAAACTAACGGTCATGGCTTCTCCTCAATTCGCTGAATGATGCCGCAATCTGATCCCGAACGCTAGGAGTTTGTCCAAAGAGCGTGGGCATGAAGCCACTCATCGAATCTTTGCCTCCGAACGCTAGGCCGACACCTTGCACAACGGGTACGGTCTTCCAAGCATTCGCAAGGCCGAGATTCATCATCAGGCCCAACGCCACCTCTGGTGGCAACTGCCAAGGGGTCACACCGTAGACAGCGGCGAAGATCGCTACGGTGCGCCAGCGTTTCCCAGTTGCTTCAGACTCATCATCACTCGCAGCGCGAGCGCGTGGGCTTCGGCATTGGTCATCGCTTCTGCATCGGAGACAGGACGCACCGCAGCCTTGACGGCCTTGATGAGTTGATCGGATGTGGGATTGTCCGTCGCACCCGCGAGGGTGAGTTCGGACAGAACCAGCAGCGCGTCAATCTTGAACGCCTTGTCGCCGACCGGGTACTCGGAGATGAATTGGGTTTCGTTGCTCATGCGACTGTGAAGATAGCCGAATCAAGCGAGGACGGATTGGGCAGGGCTTCGTAGTGGAACACGACGCGGCTAGCCTTGTTGCCGAAATCCTGCTGCTTCATCGAAATCAGCCGAGCGCGGGACACCGTGATGGTCTTTGCGCCAGTCAGAACAATGGCAACGGTGCTGCTCTGGGCATCCGTTCCGACCTTCGACCACACATATCCGCTAGTGGTCTGCCCGCCGTCCGTAGCCTCCACGGCGGTCTTGATGGTGTCACGATCAATGGACACTAGCGAGAAGTACACCTGTGCCTTCGTACCCGTGCGGATAGCCGCAGCGGGCATCGTGCCAGTCTCATTGGTGAACACATCCGTGTACTGGTATTCGACTTCAATGCGGAACAGATCGTCGTTATCTCCACGACCTAGAACAGAGCCGCCAACGGAAATGGTGTGGGGGCCGACGACTTCGATTGCTACTGCCATTGGGATTCCTCCTGTTTGATTCTAACGCGCACCCAGAGCGCGAGCGATAGCGCGAGCCAACTCGGCCTTCGCAGTCGATGGCATGGCGAAGATGGGGCGGGCCGGGACGGTCACGCCGCTCTTCGCGTACAGATACTCCTTGGCCTTGATTGCCTTGGGATCGCGCCGGACAGCACCACGGGTGAACGGGATGAAGTTGCCGCCGCTCGTCTTGAAGCCGTGGTGCTGGAACACCGCATAGAGCGGGCCGCGCAGGAACAGCCGCACGCCGTTTGGGATCTCCTGAATCGTCCCGTTCAGGCTTTGGAGGAGATTGCCTGTGTCGGCCAGCGGCACGCCGCCAGCCCGGTAGTGGGGCAGATCGACCTGCTTGCGGTTCTTGCCACGGCCCTTCCAGACCTTGATGGTGGCCGTGTCAGCCCACAGGCGGGCGTAGCCGCCCACATCCGCGCCTCGCGTGCGGATGCGCCGCTTGGCCTGCATGACCAGCACAAGGGCCACATTGGCCCCCTTGCTGCCCAGCCGCCGGACTAGTTCCCTGCCTAGATCCATCAGTACGCCTGCGTGCGCCGGGGCGGGTAGAACGAGTCATCGGAGGCCATGTGCAGGCTTCCCCGCGTGGTAGCCGATATGACCGACACAGAGGCCGTCCCAGCCCCTCGGTTGGCATCCACGGCAAACACCCGCTTGCCGTCCCGGAGCGATCCTAGAGCCTCCTGCGCCCTATTAGCCTTGGCCTTGACGGACTCCGGCACATCTCCGCCGCGACGCTCAAACAGGAAGCACAGAGCCAGATCGGCGACCAGCCCGCGAAGCAGCGCGTTGCCGTCGGTCGCTAGAGCCTCCAACTCGGTGACGGTATAAGAGTTCGACCGGGTGGCTGCGCTCGCCACCTCCTCGCCTCCTCGGAGCAGGGCTTCCGTGATGATGTCGGACGACGAGATTGTTCCGTCCGCGTTGGTGTCGGTAGCCAGTTCCTTCAGCAGTCGCTCGTCGGCGTAACGGACGAAGAGCGTGTTCGATAGCAGTTGCGCCATTGGCATAGGTGATCCTCCATGAAATAGGGCCGCCCCGGTGTTAGCGGAGCGGCCCTGAAGTTGCAGAGTCAGAGCCGATCAGGAGTTCGCGTCGGCGATGTACAGACCGGACAGAGCAGCCGTTAGGACGGTCGCGCTGTTGTCGGTCACGCTGCCACGCACGCGACGGTTCCACGGATCGTCCAGCGTTTCCACGGTCATGTCCTCGTAGGCAAACACGGTCGCCGTCGAGAACGACGGGCCTTCGTTTCCAACCAGACCGCCGGGACGGCTCACGAACACCATGCCGGGAGCAGACTCCGTGCCGTAGAGGAAGCCACGCGCATCGGTAGCACCCTTGCGGCTAGTCACGCGAACGGTGTCATCGACCACCACGCCGCCCAGACCGAACAGCGTCTGCGGCAGACCGTAGGCAGCGAAGGTATCGTCGCCCTTCAAGAACGAGAACGCAGCGGGGTAGTTCTTCACATAGTCACGCACGCCATCGCTGGTAGCCATGATGCGAGCCGTGATGGGATTGACCACCAGCAGAATGTCCTTGGGAGACACCGCACCGACCGTGTTCTGCACGATTCGCTCAATGGCCGCACGGATGATCTTCTGCACGCCATCGGCGGTGGTGAGGTCAACGCCAGTCACCAGATTGGTTGCGGCAGCGTAGTAGTTCTGACTGCCACCGCTGGTGTTGTAGTTGCTGCTCGTGGTCAACTGCGTAGCCATACGCAGCGAACGGTGAGTCATCATCTTCGCAGCCGCGATGCGAGCATGACTCGCCACCACATCCCACTGGGCCTGACGAGCAGTCTCCTGCGGGATATGGAACGAGGTCTGGAAACGCTGGCAAGTGAACTGGTTGAACTCGAAGTCCGAGTTGATACCAGTCGGGCGATCCTCGCCAAGAGGCCACTGGAGATCCTGCGTGTTGACCACGCGAGCGGTTTCCTGCTCGTCGATCTTCAAGTAGTAGCCGCTCATCTGCTGCACGGGCACGATCTGCGCGTACTGCGTGATGGGGAAGCGGTTGACGCTACGAGTGAACTCAATCTGGATCTGACCAGTCGCAGCGGAGAAGGTCGGGATGAAGGCGTTATTGCCGCCACCCGGAGCCACCGCATAAGAGGAAGTGTTTGGCATTGTGTGTTTGCTCCTTTAGTCGTTGGGGTTGCTAGATCAGTAGGTACGCATGCCCGCAACGCGCTGGATGCGAATGATCGTGCCAGCCGCCGCGCTCTGAAGCGCGACGTAGCCGTGGTAGCGAGTACCAGCCGTGGTCGTCGCGGTCTGTGCCTTGCCGTCACCATCCGACTCGACCTACGCGCCGCGAGGGATGTTGCCCCTA